CTACGTGTAATGTAACCGTCTTAAAGACGTTAAACGTTATTACCTTTGAAAACGAGTTGAACTAAAAAGATAGTCCAAGAGAAAGTTGTTTTTCTTTACTTTTTCAGGTAGTAATACCGGGAATTGTAAGGTGATCAACCCTCTAGTAATTAGTGGTAGATTGGTCTTATCAAAGGATAAGACATCGGACCATTAGTTATCAGGACTATTTTGCAAACCCTCTTCGTTTGAAGATGCGTCGCTATAGTAGAACCGAGTTACTAGTGCATTCCAGTGATCTTCCGGATAAATTACTTCCAGAAGAACTGACAATGCCCAGATCTCATAGTATGCTAAAGTGATTTGACTATAAGTCATTTCAACTGTAGGGATTAAATTTTCACCTTCATGAAGAGATCCAATTAAGAAATCATGAATTACAGATAAGTAATCATAATCTTCATTGAGATCGTTCAGAGGATGGAATTTAACTTCAGAAACAGGTTTAGGAACTAGTTCTATTTTTTGTTGTTCAAATCTATCGATTTCTTTATTTAAAAAGATTAAATCGGATAGAGATGATACATTAATAGTATCTAGATCTTTAAGACTGTTTTCTCTAGGTTGTTCTAAGTCAAAGAAATCCATTGGATTTTGTCCAGGGACTAATCCTTTAAAAGGAGAAGCCAAAGGACTAGCCAAATGAGAAACTAAAACTCTCAATTCATTAATAGTATAAAATCCAGATAAATCTTGGATTAATGAGCCATTAGAGTTGAAATTCATAGTTGCATGCCCAGAAGATAGATTACCAAATCTATTCAACGGAGTGAAACTCGGATTAAAACCTAAACTAGCAGACATATATCCCTTATTAGGGGATTGTGAAAAACTAGGTTGACTCATATCTATATGAAGATAGAAGTTATTAGATTTCTGTCTTAGGATAGGTTCTTCGGAACCTTGGTGTCCTAAGATTATGGCCAAGTAAAGTCTATCTAATGAGATCAGGTTCGATGAACCGTCCTCATTTTTAGACAGTACGATCCAAGTGGCATGTTGGGTATATTCTTTAACCCTATTTAATGTTTCCGTTCTAAAGATCGGAATCATTGTTAATAGAGTACAATTGAATTCCACAACATACTCTGACCAGATTGCCTGAGAGAAAAGAGTTCTATGTTCAGTATTATAGGACGTAAGTCCTTTGAAGTAAATTTTATTTACGACAGAATATAATATTCGAACGAACTCATCTGAATAGCTCATACCTGTACCAAATGGAACTTTAGAGAACTTTTTCATTAGAAATAATAAAAAGTAAGTATCTATCAAACTAACTTTCTTATCAGTAATACCCTTAAAAAATAAGGATAATAACATGTAAGATTGTCTGATTGATGGATTCTCTCCATAAAATTGAGAAAGGATAGAGATGGCAGTTGATGTTTGAGCTGTACCCCTTCGGGTAACTCTTTCAACAATAGCCGCTCTTTGTGCGAACGGAGCCGATGAAAGTATATCTTTAAAAGATATTGCACTTACATCTTTACCATGGTGAATAGTTCTTTTAGCCAATTCTAAGGTTAAACCTTTAGAATCGATAACAGATTTCTTCACATTAATGGCAACTCCAAGTTCGGACATAACTTCCAGATATTTCATGGCAAGTTCCTTATGGAATATGGCGATATCATCTCCTAGGATTTCATATGCAATACACCAACCTTTATGAAAATAAAGAAGGTCTTGATATTTGAAAACCTTATATGCGCAGTATTGCATTATCATATGATGTGTAATACCTAACATATTAAAAGATGACAGAGCTCCCATAGGTTGTCCTGTAGAGTAGAAGTATTCTTTACCGATTGAATTAACGTCGGATTTAAAAATCCCTCTAGTTACTTCATTATCGGGTAAGTAATATGGTCTATCCACAAGGATAGTTTTCCATAGTTCAGAAATTCTTTTTCCGAACATTGCTTCGATGATTTTGACTTGAATAATGATAGGGAGCCTATCTGTTGCAGCCGAAAGGTCGTAACAGTAAGAAGCTTTATAAAATAAAGCTTTCTTATATGCTCTATCTACCATTCCTTCTTGATCAAAAGTACCATCGTTTGGTAAAGCTTTAAGTATTTTGGATAAAACCAAATGCAGTGGCTTTAACACATTTTGTGTTAAAATATCAACCATTGCAAAAACTCTAACTTTACCAGCAGGTTCGACTTTACATGCTAATCTACCAACGGAAGGATCTTTTCTATAAGTCTCATTATGAAAGACTTTGTCGAATTGATATTCCGGATTAGATTCTTGTTTAAACTGCTCATACTTAACAGAAACTTGCTCTATAAAAGAGAAGAATCCAAATAGTATGGATTGAGCTGAATTTTGTGTTAATTCACAATATTCTCTCAATGCAGAATAAATGTGATTGTAGTTTTTCATCATGTACAGAGTACCTGATAAAACTCCAATCCAAGAAACTAAGGATGTAGAAGAAGCAGTTTTCAAGTTTTCCCACTTCTGAACAAGTAAACTAGAAATATCCCATTTATGGAATTTTCTGAATAACTTGGTAGAGTGAGAAAGAAAGAACTCTGATAAACTTACAAGAATTCCTTCTGACGCTTCTATAGGGTCAGTGATCGTAGAAAGTTTAGGAACTGCAGGAGACTGCAGGATTCTATACAATCCATATAAGGTTAACCAGAATCTAATAGTTCTGGAAGATCCG